TTGCCATCTCTTGTTGGGTGTTTCGAGTGCCTTCTTCGTATGGTTCTGGTCATTATCTTTCTAACAGCTTCCAGGAATTAATGATGTAATAGTGCATAAAACAACAGTAGACATATTCTTTCTCACATATCTTACAAAATATCAATGGTCCTCTATCCTTCATACCAACACCACAATACCCATAGCTATCACAGCACCTATTAGAGTTGCTATCACATCATTAACCTCTGGTGTTCCTCTACCTGACAAGTCATAAAACTCTTTACCAAATCCAAAGATAAATCCTAATAATACAAGTGGCAGCCAAAAGATACCAAGCATTGATAGAGAGAATCCTATTATGAAATGTGCTACTTTATCCTTCTGTATTCTCATCTATTATCTCATTGATTACAGAAGTTGGTATGTTATCCAGGTCTTTTATTATGAGTTTAATCCTATCAATCTTGTCCTCTAGTTCCTTGTATAATGTGTAACCATTGTTAATATCGTTTATAGCTTTAACATACTCTGAATAAGTATTTGCAAATAATATGGATAATGACATCTTACTATTTCTTCCTATTGTCTTGCCTGTTGCTTTAATGATAAACTGTTGCACTCTATCTTCATCATTCATAGGATTCAGTATTCATAACTACACTCTTTGATTTATGTTTTTCTGTATCGTCTCCATATACCAGCTTGTTATTCATTACATCATAGTGTCCATAGTCAAACTCCTTTAGGTCCCAGCAACACATGATGAAGCAGTCTCCAATATCAAAGTTGAGTTCTGATTTATCTATGCCACCTTTGATGTCAAATTGTGCGGCTCTTAACTGTGAGATTAGTTTTGTATGACTAGGGTGAATCCTTACCTTACCATTCTTTACCATCTGGGCGGCATTGATAGCCATCTTGCTTCTTAGGCTTTGAATGTTCGCAGATTCGTGGTCCCTAATTTGTAATCCAAAGTTAATCGGTAGAGCTGGTATTCCTCTCGTTTCAAGGTCTCTAATAAATCCTGGGTGAGCCGAGTCGATTTTGCAGTTATCGTTGTATCTGTGTGCCATATCCTCCATAACATCAAGCATAGCAGATGGACTTGGTCTTGGGTATTCATTGGCTTCGGTAATGTAGAGGAGTCCATCTCTTATCTCTCCACCTAGTACACCAAAGTTTGATGAGCCAAATGCTGGGTCTCCATAACAGCCACCTCTGCCACCGATAACTTGTAGGTCATATTCTGTGATGATATTTTCAAGGTTCTCAAACACATCTCCTGTGCCAAAACCATACTTTAAGTTGTATTCTCTTTCAAATGATGGTGATTTCTTTGCTGTCTCTATATCCTCTGGTCTGAATACTTTGTTTACTCCTATGGTATAATCCATTTGCTTCATTACATAGCCATTATCTGTCTCATCTTCCATTCTCTCAAAGAGTCCACCAGGAAGATTAGGTGTACTGATTAACAATATATGTGGGTTAGTCTTTGGAATGTATCTCTCTGCTACGGTCCTAGCTTCATCTTGATACCTGTTTGGGAAGAAATCGGCTTCATCTAACATGACTACCTTTGGATTCAACCCTCTTGCAGGACTCAAGTGGTTAGTAGGAAATGCCTCTACTCTGCAACCGTTTAATATCACTACTGATTCTTTGGTCTTAAATTCTGAATTAAATAATGATTTCATTCTACCAACTACCTTATTTGTTAAGTCTTGGTTGGCACCTGTGATGATTACTGCTGATACATCTACCTGTGTATCTCTCCACTTATCATCTTTGAGACAGTTCCAGGCTATCCATCTAATGGTCCACTCGGTAATGCCTAAGCCTGTTGCCTTCTTAATCCATAGTTTCTTATTATTAGCCAGAATATCTGTCAGTTCTTCCTCATAGTCAAAGTATTCTAATTTGTTTGGTAGTGCTTCCCAGAACTCTTTAAATGATAACCCTCTATACTGTGGGAAATTAATAGATATATCATCTTCTTCTGCTGGTAGGAGATGTCTTAATTTTCTTACATTGTCATGAAATGCTATCTCCTCAGTTGCCAAGATACACCTTTGGCTGTTCGAGTTTTTTCTCTGCTACTTTTCTTAAATGAGATATTCCCAATACCAAATCGACTACATTAGACTTTTGATGAGTTGCCTTAATCAATCTGTCTATATATGATAATACCATAACATGATTGTTATCATTCATTTCTTTTACTATGTTGGTCTCACATAGTTTAATGATTCTCTCTAATCTTCTTCCATCATTATTCAAATTAGTCCAATGATTCTTTACCATATTTCTCAATTTTCATTCGTAATCATGAGTAATAAGTAATTAATAAAAAAATCCTACTTGCGTAGGGATTCCCAAAAGGGTCTAACTGTTTCAATGTATGCCTGTGTTGATGATTTCCAAGTGTTATAGACACCATCACATAAGTCAAAATATGCTTTATCGGTTGTTACCATACATTACCACTCAGAACCAACTATTTATGTTTTTATCCATTCTACTACACCATCAACTTTATGCCTACTCTGAAATGCACATCTGATATGAAATCTTTCATGAGTTCTTTTTACTACACCTAATAGTGCATTATACTTCTCATTAAACTGCATACCACATAAACTGCACTCTATCATGACTCTTTTATTATAATAATATTGATAAGTGTTACTAGAAAAAAGAAAAAAAGGGATTATTCCCTGTTGATTTTGTTTTGATAGAATAGGTTGCTCTTTATCAGTTCTCTTGCTATTGGTTCTGCAATATTAGCTTGTACTTGTTTGTCATGTGGTGTAGCTATTTTGTTGCCATAGTCTTGCATGAAGAATGTGTACTCCTCTAGTATTGGTGAGTAGTAACTGATTAAACCGTTACCCTCTGGATATGTAAATCCATCATACTTTATTGGTTCACAACCCATGAGTGTTTTGTATTGTTGTGGGTATGCGTGACTATTACATATTACACCAATGTCTACTGTTCTGTCAGACTTTGTGTACTGTGAGTATGGTATGGCACTTACACCTTCCAATGCTTCCAAGTGGTTAAAATTACCTGCTCTGTTTGCATCTTCAAAGTGTTTGTACATAACAGTTAAGGTTTGGTTTTCAAGTGTATGCTGTGCTTTACACTCCTCTATTGCCATTACAAGTTCACCTAACTGTCCTACTACCTGAACATTTGTGACTTCCCAATGATTCCATTCAGATATTACAAAGGTTCTCTCCTCTTGTATTGCTGAGGAATTACCTAATCCCTGTTGGCACTCGTCAAGAGTTCTTAACATCTGTAATAATACTGCGTCTTGTGTTATCATTGTTCCCTTTACTAACTTTGATTCAAGTTTTAGTATTGTCTTTTCATCTTTAGTTAGTTCTGGAGTAACTTCCACTACTATTGGAGCAGTTAGCCTGGCTAATTCTTCCTCATAGACTTCTGTACTGATAGAATCTTTGAATGATTCCAATTCTTCAATGGTCATTGGCTCGATTTCTCCCTGCCATGTGCATTGATAGGTGGTTTCAGATTCTAACCAACATGAAAGTCCATGATAATCAAATGGAACCTGTATTGTCGATTCTTCTGCGTATGCAATTCCAGCACCTGTTATAAATAAGGCAGCTAAAATTGCTATGATTGTTTTTGTCATTGAATGAGAGAATTTCTCACTACAATATAAATTAATCTTGTATTCGTGGGAATGATACTGCTATCATGTCAGCATAATCTCTCAACCAACCCACCTCTATTACCTGCTCACCATGTGCCTCATGACTTGCTATAGCGTCATATAGTGTTCTAGTGATAGCTTTAGTTACTAACTTCCATACCTCATCTTCTGTGAATGTTCTTAACGTCTTATCCTGCGTTTTAGCCACCTCTTTAGTATACTATAATGATTCCAATGTTTGAATACTCTTACTCCATATTTCAATCTGATTCTGTATATGTCCCTCTCTGATAGGTCTAAGGTTGTTCCCTTGTAATATGGGTCCATCACATCAACACTATTTCCATCTGTGTCATGTCTGAGTCCTAACGTATGACCTAACTCATGGATAAGTACATGGTGAATGTTGTAAGTTTTCAATATGTTGTCTGGACTGGCGTTCTCAACTAGACCTTTTTCTATTGCTTTATCTCCTCTTATACCCTTACCTTTTAGGTCCCAGATGTAATCTGCACAGAATACTACCTTACCTGAATAACTTCCTTGTCCAGGTAGATATGCGTATGCTAGTACACTTGGTCTTTCTTTTAGATAATCATCATTCTCTCTACGTTTGAATTGTATCACTATGTCTGGTTCATGATATTCCTTACTCATCCATACAGGTCTATATTTCACTGGCACTTCTAAATCCCAAGTTGTCATGGATAAATTTACTGCTCGTCTTAACTCCTTCTTTGTAATTAATTTTAATGAATCATGCCATACCACGTCATACCATAGTGTGTCTTTGGTCCATTTGTGTTGCCATTCTTCTTGCTCAAGAAATTCCACCTGTTTCAATATGCTAGAGTATGCAATACAGATGGGTTTCATCAATAAAAAATAAAAAAGTGAACCTAAAAAGATTGATTAGGCTTTATTATCGTTTTTGTGCTTGAAATAATCAGCACCAATAACAGCGGCTATAGGTGCCAAAAGGGCAATAGCAATACTGTCATCTAGGGCTACTTTATCTAAACCTGTCCATAATGCTACAAGACCTGCATAGAGTCCAAGACCATAGTATCTAAGATTTCCGTCAGACATAATTCATTTGTGAAAATGCTACTATATAACTATTGATTGTACTTGATTCTTGGTATGTTTATAGTTAGGTCCTTACATTCCCTGTATAAATTGATATTATGGTTCATGATTTGTGCTATATCTGTGAGACATTTTGGACAGCTTCTTAGATATAGTGGATATGTACTCTCTTTTTCAAAGAATTCTCTTACTTTTGGCTCTCTTAATATGCCTATACTACCATATTTCTCTGAATAGTCCATGAGTTGTGCCACTCTGGCAATAGTTTCACCTACTTCAATATTGAAACAGGCTACAACTTTTTCATATTCACCAAAATCTCTCCTTAAATCAATCATACCCTTACTATTCTCTATACTAGCCCAGTCCTTAGCGTACTGTTCCAGCTTACCTTCAACATCTCCTAACTCTTTATCTATTATACCTTGAATTTCATCTGATTCATTGTATCTATTCTTGAGTGTCTCTAGTGTTAGGTGAAATTTGTTTGCTAATTTACTCATGGCTGTTAAATATGTGAATTGCCTGGTGTCCTTTGGCTCTAGTCTGAATGATTCCTCTGCCTGAGTCTCCTGTTTCTTCTTTACTTCTTTGGCTCTCTGTTCTACACCATTAATTTTAATATCATTAAATTGATTCTTTTCTATGGTTAAAGATGGGTCATTAGTCTCAATAGGTTGCCAATCATCTTCTTCTAATTGCGACAGGGTGTCGCTTTTTAAGTAGTTCTGTTTGTAAATGTCTGGAAGATTTCTTTGTATAGTTCTAGCACTAATTACTATTCCTTCTTTATCTAGTTGTGAATATAGATAAGAACTAATTCCTGACACTTTCATATCAAGCATATTATTCTCAATTTGATTCCTAATTATCTCACCACATTTTGCAACATAATCACCAAGCGTATATTTTTCCCACTTGTCATAATCATTTTTAAATTCCATTAATGTTGTTCTCCATTGTGTTAATAGAAAATCAACGTCTGACACAACAAATAACAAAAACAGGAAGTAATAAAGTTATCTAGTAAATGTTAAATACCATAACAGCTTATAAATAAAGTGAGTAATGTCACAAATATTCACAACACATAGCAAAGAAAGATGTGAGATTTGCAAAGAATCTATGATAGAATTGCAAGTTGGAAGATACAAATGTGTTTGCTGTGGTGCTAAATCAGATAGTTCTTAGATTTCAGTTTTAATCAACCCAAGATACTCTGATTCCATAGGTCCTTTGATTAATTCTTTCATGTTTTTAATCATGTCTATGATAACTGAATCCTTACCTGTCATTTGGTCTATCTGGTCCCAGGATATGTTCATCTCTAACTGTATTTGGTGTCCTCTCACTTTGGTTGTGGCGTAAGGTATTGCTTTTATTTTGAGTGGCTCTCGTAGTCTTGTTACTACTTCTTTATGTTGTGTGAATGGATTTTCATCTGTCATAATCAATCTCTCCTTCAATTTCTTCTGGTTCTGTATCTTCTTCATATCTGGCTTTGAGATATGAGTCAATCAAATAATTCAAGTCCATTCTAATAACAAATCCTTTTCAATTAAGCCTTGTGTATTCTCTATACCTTGTTTGGAAATGTAAGCTTCTCTTTCACATCTACTACAACATTCTGTGCAATAGTCTATTGATTCAAGTGATTTAGTCATGCCATATTCATGGTCGCATATTTCTTCACTCCCACAATTATCACAGAATATGTCATAATCATTCTCTTTTGGGTTGTTCATTCTAACTACCATCTTCAATCTCCATTCTTCTATCTACTATTCTGATATGGGCTTCTGCCAACATCATTATTTGTTCGTAATTCATATCTAAATAGAGATTAATCTTCAATATAAATCAATAAGGTCAATCTTCTTCGTCTATTTGGTCAGAATTATCCCACCATTCTGGTGGCTCTGCCTTTGGTTTAGGGTCAATTATCGGGTCCAACCATGAACAAGACCCCCTGCAACGCTTGTTCTTTATTGACCTCATCAAGTAGTAATAAGGTAATAGTCTCTAATGTGAACATTTTAACATAGTGATTATTCTCTTTCATTTTCTTCATACTCCTCTTGATTCTCTCTTACTATATCGTCATAAATTACTCTAAAAAGATTGAATGTTCTTTCATCTTCATTACTTGGGTGTCTATCCTTGAAGGCTAGATTATACCACTTTAATATTCTTGCATAGTGTTCCTCATATATTCCAACATCATGGTCAATTCTAACCATGTTCATTCACTTTACCTTTGTATGCGTCAAATGATATTGTCATGGTGCCAGGTTTACTAGTCATTAGTTTGTTACCTTTCTGTTCCATCCATTGGTCCGTATTATTTTTGATAGCTGATGTGAAACAACCTGAGTTAACCATGATTTGTTCCTTAGTGTCCCATGAGTTTATCTTATCATTATAGAAAAAAGTATCACGCTTTATTGCCATTGGGTCGTGAAGGTGACCCATCTGATACACATCTGCTTCACAGTTTACAGTAAGATTCTCTAGTGCTTTCAACGTTCCACCACCACCAGCTCCATGATTAACAAACAAGGTTTTCTTCATCATACTCTTATCTTTATACCTTATATCTAATCTAAGAAATGCTTTACTGCCTAAGAATGTCATGTTGTTATACTTGCAATATCTTTTCATGTCACCTTCTGTGACTACTCTACTCTTGTATTCGTGATTACCCCACTGACAATACCATATCTTTTCCATACCATAGTTCTCTGTATAGTAGTCCTGTTCCTCATATAACTCGGCACATCTTTCATCTAACTCGTCTTGCTGTTCTGCTAGTGTTCTTAATCCAACTGCCTCGTCTTTGAATCGTGGGTCTCCAGGGAGTATCAAATCAAGCTGGTCTCCACCAAATGAAGTGAATCTGTATGGGTCGTCTAGAATATCTTTGAGTCTGCGTGTAAATAATTCCTCATGAAAATTTGTATTACCAATGTGAATGTCTGACAGGTTTTCCCAATGTACTATAGTGTCTTTTTTATCCAGCTCTATGATGATTTTTTTGGAATACAATCACTACAAACTGCTGAACCATCAACTAAAGTAACTATTCTATTTGACGAAAAACAGACATGACATAATCCTTTCATCTCATCTCATAACTCCCTTTAATGTCATGATGTAGCATACAGAAATCCATGTATGATTCTTTACAGATTAAACAATATGGGTGTTTTCTTGGTGTGCCTGTTAGTTTCATAATACACTCTCCGTCAAGTATTCACCCAGAACATATTGAAATCTTTCTGAAAGTGTTATAACATCATCATCATAATTTAACACCATTGTGTAACCATTATCTTTATTATGATATACCATCATCATTTGTCGTTCACTCATGATTCATCTCCTATTTCACCATTTAATCTAAGTTTAATGGCATATTGGTTACATTTTAATTGTGTATCAACTTGTTTCGTTCCAGTTCTCCATTCCCTATCATCATTGACATATTTTTCTATAGTTTTAATTTTACGTTGCATACCTAAGATATAATCTGCTATATCCCTACTCCTTTCTTCTGGTTTTATACTTATGATTAATTCATCATCTAATAGAATGTCATAATCCTCATCTATATCTTCCCAGTTGGTGAATCTATCCTTAGTTAGTTTCATACGAAGAATTCACCTGATTCTAACTTGGCTAGGTGTTTGCTGTATTCTTCCCAGGCTCTATATGTTACTAGGAATTCTGTCAGTTCATCTACTGTTATATTCTTTAACTCCATTATCTTTCTTAGGTCCTTAATTGATTCGTGATTGATTAGTATGTAATTTAATTTAATTCTCTCAAAGTCTGCATTTCTTTTTAACGTCTTTTCTGTTGGCATTTCAAGTGAGCCATGAACCTTACCATCTGACTCTAGATATCTCTCCATCTTACCGTACTCAAATTTAACATCTATATTTCTCTCACCATATTTCTGATGAAACAGACCACTCTTAACGTTGACCTCTCTATGTACTCTGAATCCTGATTTTCTTAGGGTGTTGTGTATCAGGTCCTCTTTGTTCTTCCCTGAAATAGAATGGTCTATTTTCTTATTCATTACTGACTTGTTTCCTCTAGTCAAGTTCGTGGTCCTCACATAATTTTATACTTCTACTGTGTCTGGTTTCTAGTTCTACCTTACATACTTTACATATTACTCTGTTTCTCATAATTCAATCTCACATTCTTTACATTTCATATTACCAAAATGATTATCGAATCCACACTTTGGACAGATTAATCGTTTAGTCATTGTTTCTTTAGCACTCCCACTTTTGGCTCATACAACCAGCCTTTAGTCTTTCTTGCCTCAACGTATCTTAAGATTGTATCATCACTATAAAATAGTTTATGATTTTTTGATAACTCACTTGCTAGGTCATGGGTATATACAAAGCCATCATCATTGTCTTTTGCCAGTTCCCTGAAACAATCTTCAAAATATACCTCCTTGTTTGTGGAATGACCTCGTAGGTCCATCTGTGTTATACCCTTATCAACTTTCATTCCAATAGTGGCTAGACATTCCTGATAAAATGTAATTACATCTTCTACAATCTCTGTAGTTATTTTTGTCTTGAAATGTAATTTAGCCCATGCTTCACAGAGTCTTTGTATTCCTTCCATCTGTCTGGTCTGTATAGGTAGTGAACCATCTTCCTGTTCTATCATGGTGAATTCTACATATTTGTTAATTAGTAACTCCTCTGCTTCAGGTGTGAATACTGGCTTTAACAATCTTAGATAGTTTAACAATCCTTTAATCCATTCTGGTTTGGCAGCTTGTTCTACCTCACCTCTTTTACTTTTGGTAATATGTAACATCTTGGCTCTGATTTGATTCTCTAGTGTTTCATGTTTTAATCTGATTAGTAGGTCAAATCTGGATATGGTACTAGCGTCAAAGGGTAGATTGTCTATGATTGTTTTTCCCTCATTCCATCTTTCATTCTCTGGGTTGCAGCTAGCAATAATTGCTGTCTTACATTCTGCATTACCCATGTGTCCACCCTTGTTGTATGTTGCTCTCTGTTGTTCCATAGCTTGGTTGAGTTTCTTCTGTTCTTGTTTAGGCATTTTATCATACTCGTCTACTATCATGTGTCCACCTGAATTTAATATCATGGCACCTTGTCTGAGTATCTTCATGCCATCATAATCATCTAATGCAAACATTAAGCCTACACCTGTTGCATTACTCCCATCAACTATACTGCTTTTCTGTGTTATAGTATTAGCAAATTTAACAAGTTCTGATTTACCTGTGTCAGCTTCACCTACTAGCATTAAATGGGATTCTCTCCTATACCCTTCAAAGTCTGAACCACCGAGGAGTGATAGATATAGTGCTTTCTTTTCTAACTCTCTACCGTATATCTTTGGACAGAATGAATCAATTAGTTTAGTGATATAGTTATCTGTATCTACTTCTGCCATCTCTTTTGCTACTGCTAGTTCATGTGGTGTTAGTGTTATCTCTGCTTTTTCCTCTAGGTCTTGGATAAACATTGTATTTATTACTAGAACTTTCTCTGCTTCTACCTTTGCACCATTCTTTGGTTCTTGTGTCGTATATACTCCAATGAATCGTTTACTCATTCCACTTGCAATATTATTAGTATCATCACCGTGAAGGATTGCTTTAATCATTACAGGATTGTTATTTCTAGCCTTTGATTCTATCTCTTGAATTAGTACGTGTTGAATATATTTACCTGTTTCTATATCTAACTTCTTTGGTGTAGGTCCTATTATGATACAATCGAATTGAATTACCTTACCTAAATCTTTCTCTCTTAGGTCTGATAGAGTTATTATTGGAATGTTACAGGTGAATGTAACCTTAACCCTATCAACTGCTTTATAGAAAGTCTCTAATTTTTCAGGGACTAGATTGATTTTTGTTATCTCTTGTTTAATTATTGTATGTTTAGATTCCTCTGCTCCAGGTGCGATATTATCTATTCTGTCTTGTAACATACCCTCTGACATATTATTCACTTTTATGGTTGCCCACCTTTTAATCCAATAACTGGCTATAGCTGTGTGTACTGCACCTGATACCCTTCTGTCTAGGTCATGTGAAGCAGCCTGAATAAAGTCAATACTATCTATATCAACATGATATGAGCCTTGCATTATCACTTTGGATAGGTCAGTATTCATTAGATTTTCTTTTAATTCATCTTCATGTCTTGAGGCTGTCTTATTATTATCAGCTTCATTATGATTGATAAATAGTAATTCTTGGTCAATAAAACTGCTAAAGGTTTCTTCCATTGTTTTACCTTCTGATATCTTACTAGATTTGAACTTGTTATATTGGTCCATATTGCCACTATATCTAAATGAAATTGTATCACTCATACCTGTAAGTAAGCTTATAAGCTTACTGGTCACTTCTCCTTTTTTCTTCAAAGTATTCTAATTCTTTATACATATTGAATAATTCCTCATCTAGAGATATAATCTGTTTCTGTATATTAATAATCTTCTCCTCTCTTTCTTTGATTATATTGTCAATAATTGTCAATATCTAACCACTCCTGCTTTTAGTAATCTTTTTGACCTTGCATTTCTAGCACCTCTTGCTAATCTTACTCCACAACATGGACAGTGAACACCATCATATTTGATATAATAATCACAGGTTCTGCACCTAAAGAATCCATTTCTAAAGGCATTTCTATGCACCTTTGTTGTTGTATATTCTTCTTTGAATCCTGATAAATGACATCTACTTTTACAAATATACCCACCCATTAGTATCTACCACCTTCATATACTGTTCTATGATATTTTGCCTTTGTTCTAACCCTTCTGGAACAGTTAGGGCAATATATTCCAGGACAATCTTTCTTTAACATCCACCCTGATTTATGACCATCATCACAATGGGTACAAAAATTATGGGTCTTATAACTTGTATAGAATCCTTCTCTTAATTTCATGTTCTTTTTTTCTTTCGTTTCGTTTTATTAATCTTTCTTTTAGTTTTGATAGTCATTCTAACTGCTAACACTAATCTCTCAAAGTTTTCTCTTTTCATTCTAGTTAACCCTGTTCTGATATGGTCTAGTCTAGTATGAATGCCATTCTTGATTAACATGAACCTTTCTGGGTTCTTCTCTACCATAGGCTTTAATGCCTTTAGGTATAGTTGTCTGCCTTTCTCTCCTTTTGGATAGTTGGCTCTAATCACATCATTCTCAATGTACCATAGGTGATGAATGACAAATCCTCTAAGTTTGAATTTCTCATGGGTTACAAAACATCTGTTATCAAAGAATCTGATTGCAAGTTCTTGCATGATATTGGTTGCTTCATCATTCATGTTTACAAATGCCAGTGCATTTTCCAGTATTTACACATTTACAAATATCCTCATCTACACATAACTTGTTACAGTTGGCACAGATATTAAATTGTGCTAAATAATAATCCTCAAATGCGTCAGCATAATGTATTGATAATTTCTCATCATTAGTATAAGCCATAGCAAAAGAAATTATATCTTCATACTCTAATGTTACATCAGGGTGTATAGTTAGATGTTCTTCAACCCAGAAATTCATTCTAACCATCATGATTTGTTCGTTTAGGTCCTTATTCACATGAACCATATCTAATAATCTATTACTCACACCCTAATCTCCAGGCACTTGATTCATAATTTGGTATTGCATCATCATCAACTGAGAATAACCATTCTTTAGCTGCCACTCTAAAGTCTTTCATAATTATTTCTTCCCACTCTGCTAGTACATCTTCATCTTTTTCATCTGATTGTATGTATCTATTCCAATTTCTCATTAGATTAATAAAATGTTCATTCTTATAATAGTCTATATTAGAAAAAATTAAGTCAGACAACTTATGAACAATCCTTTGTTGCCTTGACTTGTGCTAAATTTATCAAGTGTGTAATACCTGCATTGACAATAGTTCCGAATGTATTAGAGTTTTCATCTAAATCTGGGTGAACTTCTTTGGCGTCTTTGTATGAGAGTAATCTCATTCTTTTAAGACCACCTAATAGGACTCCTTCATCATCTGTAATCTCTCCCACTTCTTCCCAATTCACTTTATGCGTTGTAACTTGTTGTGCTACTGATGGCATATTGTTTATTGTTGGTGAACTACCTGCACAGTTACCATCTCTGGTGTAGTGTGCTTTTCCATTATTGTCTTGCCATTGTAATGATACTACTCCACCGTATTCTTTCTCATTACAAATCATTGTATTTCCACATTTGAAACAAGGTCCCGAAGCACCTTTTTCTTTGTTTGGATTTCTAGGCATATCAAGATGAATATTATAGCTTTATTTAATTCTTTACTATACTTTTCAAAAAGTCTAATCTATTAATATATTTCACTCGTTGTTTCTCTAAATCACCATTAATGTAGTCTAATTGATTTTGCAGTTTAATCATTTTTTCCTCGTATAATTCATTGATTGCTATTATTTTACCTTCAAGTTTTACTACACTATTTTTAGTATTATTAATTTGGTTAGGTATATCTTTTCTTTTGTATGCACATCTTGGATTACAGTATTTTTTAATTTTATATTTAGATGTGAATGATGATTTACATACAGGACAAATATGTTTAACTCTTTTGTTACTTGCTTCTTTTGCTTGTTTAAGTTTTAACGCTTGTTTTTCACTGTTTCTTTTTCGTCTTGCTACATCACTATTGAATCTGCAACCATCACAGAATCTTTTATTTGTATCACCCTGATTAAAGTCACCTTTACACTTTATACATTTAATCATGTATATCATCTCACTCATGGAATCGATACCCCTGAACCTTATTTATATTATGAGTTTGCTTCCAGTATTCTATTCTACAAGAATATGAACAATATTTTTTTAGTGAATATGTAGTTTTAAATTCACTCTTACAGTTATAGCATTTTGTATAGTAATCTTGTTTAGTTAATACTTTTCGTCTTGCAATATCTCTTTTCTTATTCCATTTTGACCTTGATTTATTATAAAATATCCTGACACATTCATCACACTTTCTTCTCTGTGAGTCACCCTGGTCAAATTTCACCTTACACCCTATACATTTTATGATAAATATACTACTCAATAGTGATTCTATTTTTTAGCTTTATTTAATTGTTCTATTATTTGGTCCTTCTTCTGTATCTCTTGTTTTAATGCTATGATATAATCTACTAAATCAACTATGGTTGGCATGATTTTATTTATTGTGTAATTATTTAAAGATTTATGGTTCTGTTGCTATTACTTGTTCTACTCCACTTCCAAATATTACAACAAGTTGAGTTTTACCACTACCGTTATCTTTGGAATAAATTCTAGCGTGATTTGATAATCCTGTTGGTGCAGTTCTTTCTTCTAACTCTAACCAACCATTTCTAATATCTAATCCATCTGCGTCAATCTCTACCTCTGTTGTGCCATTTATTTTAAAATAATGAGAATTACCTGTTGTTGCGTTATAGTGCATATTACCTATTAATGATGTTATAGATGTTAATGTTGTAGTTGGTAGACCTGATGATGTTAATTCAAATTCACCTGTTACTTGTAAATCACTATCTATACCAACACCTAAATTATTTACTTCCATTCTAAGTATTCCACCTGTATTAATTTTTATAGAATCATCTGAACCTGAATATATCTTACTGTCTCTATCAACATCAAAAAACATATTCTGACCATTGATGTTTAATTGTGCTGTGAATAATCCATTAATTTGTATTGTGTCAGCAGTTGTTGAACTACCTAAAACAACATCATCATCAACTGTTAAATCATTTGCAATATTTACATCATTACAAAAAATATCTCCAACTCTATTTGTTAGGGACCCAAAATCAATACCTGTTGCCAGAACATTAGATTTAAAATCTATTGTACTAGGACCTATTGTAATATGTTGTGTTGCACCTGTTTTAAATTCTGTGAATTGTGTAGAGTCTACAACATTAGATATTCCAGCTCCACCACCTACTGTTGAGAAATCAATCCTGGTATCTTTATCTATCCTGAGACTTTCTAAATATTGTACTTTTGTTTTCTCTGTGTCTCCACCCACTTTGTTTGTTTCTCCACTTGATACCTTTGGTGGATTAGCTGGCATACCTCTAAAGGTTGAGGACATACCTGTAATATTTTGTCTAAACTGACCAAAGTTTTTAGCAATTTTTCTATTGGTATCTACTGCACTATTGAAAACACTTCTTGGCTTACCCATATCTATGTGAAGATTTTCACTCCTTTAATTCTTCTTTTAAGTCCACCTAATCCAGTTGGTGGTTTTGTAATACTGTACTCTATTCTTTTGGCTACAAGTTTAATTGTGTTTGCACCACTATCTGAGTCATTAACTAGATTACTATTCTCAAATATGAAAGAATCGCCAAAGTCAACATCGAACACATCATCTCCAGATGTCTCCAAGTTAAACTCTTTATGCTGGAATTTCTCTATTTCTAATTGAGATTTAACATCATTGAGTAATTGGTCATATACTGTAATGTCTGGTCTTTGAACAAATGTTGGTTCTAGATTGATAGTTGTATCTTGTCCACTTGTTGCTAGTAATGGTTTAACAAATCTAAAGGCGTCTAGATATAAATCTACATCTCCACCTAATAAAGTCTCAAATGTTACTGTTACATTCTCATCATCTAATATACTGGCTGTTGGATTATATCTACCAAATCTGTCATAGGGTGTAAGCCATTCTAGTCCTACAAATTTAACATTTCTCCATTCAAAGATATTAATCACTTCTAGGTCCTTTGGTGGTATTAATGTGAAGGCTCTCTCTAATCCATCTGCTGGTCGTCTGCCTCTATACACTCTGAATGATGATATTGGTAATCTAATGTCTTGCCAATGATTACTGAACTCTATTTCAAAATCTGAATATACCACGTTGTCAGATGTGTCTATCATGAAACATCTCATGGCATGATTAGCGTCTAAATCAGGTCCACTATTCTTAACAAGTTTTGTCATAAATGCTATTGAGTTAATCTGCCCTAAATCCTCTGAACTAGCACCTTGATTGAATCCTCTCTTACCATCGTGTGTTAAGTGTGAATTCTGAATATCTATTGTTGCTGGTTCTGTAGTTGTTGAGGGTGTACTTCTAGCAGTAGAGCCACCACCATAAATTCCACCAACTCCTTCTGTAGTTGCATTATAGGTATTGTTTGGGAATGGTACTCTAAAACAAGCCCAGGCTCCACGCTTGTAAAAGCTACCTGTTGGAGTTGAATGACTAGCTACTGTGTCTACTATACTTCCCCATGTGTAATTAAATTTAAGTGCTGAATCAACATTCTTTGAAAATACTCCACCTGCTTTTGTTATATCTGGATAAGTGGTAGAATCTGTTATTGCACTTCTTGGTGTTCCATTTATTAGGTCTACACCTGCTACATTGGTTACAGAATTAAATGGGTGAAAACAATCGTTGGCAAACATTGTACTTGATATGTCTGTCCATGTTGGTGTAGTTCCAAAATTATTACCTTCATACAGTTTACTCTCATCTATAATTGCTACTTGAACTTGGTCGTTATTACTATCAAATGAATATTTAGTAACCCATGCTGAACCATTCCACTCTACAACTTGATTATCAAATCCTGCCAAATCCCCTGAACCTGTTCCATTAACTAATACTCTGAATCCTCTTGGAAATCCATCTCTAGTTAAGTCATAAGAATAACCTTCATTACCAGCTCCACTATCTGCGAATGTATCTAAATTAGCATTTGATGTCGCTCTTACATCTGCCCAAGTTCTGAAAAAATTCTCATCCCATATTACAAGATTATGGTCCCACATCATTTGACCTGCATTATTATTATCTGGGTCACTTCCCATGTTTTGCCATAATCCAGATTTATCATCTGTCCAGGGTGAGTATTGTATAGTATTACCAAATTCAGAAGCCATGTCTATCTGTTGCCAGAATGATGGATTGCCTGGTGTTTGTGTGTTATTATTAACTAATGATTTATAATGTTTACCTCTACCGTTTGTCTGGGTCACTTTAACTTTAGCGTCTATTGGATATGATATTGTACTGTCATATTCTGGTCTAAATCCAAACTGTAATATCTGTGAATCATATTTTGAAAATTCAATAGGAAGTGAACCGTGGTCAGCACTACCCCATGACAATAGATTGGTTCCAGTCTCCATACCAATTTGACCCTCTTGGGTTCCAACTGTTTTAGGGTTTGTTACTTTGGCATTTTTGATAGTTACTGTTGGAGTGTTGTCACCTGATTGTCTTAGTCTAAATTTGATTGTGTTAATTGCGTCTGCGATAAAAGACAACTCATAGAATGTAAGTGACCCACCTGCTGATACTGACGCACCAAATTTATCTATCAAATCAAGCCATCTATTGTATATGGTATCTTCATTTAATCCATAATCATAATTATTATATGTAAAATCTGGTAAGTCATTTCCTAATGAACCTGTCCATGATGTTCCAGCGTCTAATAATGTTGGTTGCTCACTACCTTTATTTTCTCCATAAATATCTCCTATATCTTTAGCTACTGCAAAACCATCTTCAAAATAATATGGTTTAGTAAAATGGATATGTTGAGTATGATACTCAATACCAAGACATTCAATACTTAGTAGGGTTCCACCATTCGATTTGTCCTGTGATGGTATAATATTGACTATTTCAAAAAATCTGTCATAAGCATTACCACCAATGTCAGTACACTCTATTTGGATTCTATCTCTTTTTTCTATTACATTACCTGTTGTGATATATCTACCATCAAGAGCTCTAAGAACTATCATAGCCTCATTTACTTCACCTGTTCCTGTATCTGTGAATAATGGTAATGATGTTATATCTGGAGTGATTTCTGCACTTGTATTATATGCACCCCCTGCACCATCTTCATCAAACCATGTGACAGTAAGTGAACTATAATTAGATGGCATTATTTATGTCACCACCCAATGCTAATGTTATTGTAAATTCTACAAGGTCCTTTTTCTCACCAATATATCTAAAGTTTGCACTTCTAAGGTGATATCCATAAGTTGATGTTGGCACTACATTCCATTGTGGTGCATTGTCTAATCTTAACCCATATCTACCTTTAGTGAATCCTGTAGTGGTGTTACCTTCTTGAAGCCATTTACTAAGTTTATTTACTAAATTAGATGTTGTATCATTATCTGTATCTCCTGATACACCATGAATTGTTATGTCTAATCCATCAACACCCATATCTTGAAGTTCATTATTATCTGCGTCAACTGCTGGATTCTCTGGCACAGCTCGTCTAAAGTCTACTTGAATATCATCTGTATATCCACCATCAGATGGGTTTCTTGAATCAGGGTTTAACAGTTGTGTATTAGTTGTTGTAGCTGTTGCTTCAGTTCCGTTAGCGGCACTTGTTTGGACTTGCCAAATTGCAATATTTTCGTTAGCCATTGAATACCCTCGATGGTTTACCTGTTCTTATTTTTATGTCTTGACCTGTGCTTATATCTGCTGTTCCAGGTTGCATGAATGAATTATTGATTACTCTATCAATTCCACCTGTTGCCACTAATCCTCTAGATGATACTATCTGTCCACTTCCACCTCTTAGTCCACCTATTGTTGTTACTATAATATTTGTAAATCCTTGTCTTAATTTCTGTTTTTCTTCTCTGGAACGAAATGCAAAAATCTCTCTTTCAATATCTCGTTTGAATCTTCTATCTAACAATCTACCTGGTTTCATGAGTTCATTTATAATAAACTTAACCACCTCAAACATGATAAGAGCAAACCCTGCTATACCTGCACCCTTTGCTAATTTTCTTAACATACTATTCATAAAGAATTGAACAGGATTAGTTGCTAATGCTCTAACATTACCAAATTGTGCTGTTGTCATTCTTTGTAACTCACCTACTTGACCTTTATCAAATTCGTCTATTTTCTTTGAGAATGATTTTATATCTTTCTTTTCTTGAACTTGTTTGGCTAAGTCATTTTTATTATCTGATGGTTGTGTTGGTTTAGAATCTGATACTAACTGTTTAATCTCTATCTCAAAATCTGGGTTATCAACTGCATTAGCTTGAATGAAAGTATTTGTATGTGTAGGATTAGCTGATGTCCATTCAGAAGATTCTAACATTCTCTGAATCATTTGGTTAATTAATTCACTTATTCGAGCCAATTAATCACACCTAACTTATAGAAATAGTGTCACCTGTAATACGTACAAAAATATCAATACTTACTTTACCTTCATTTGGTTTAGACACATCATACTCTCTTAGAATACCTGTGGCGGCAAAAGTTTTAGTTGCACCTGATACATCTTTTGCTACTATCTTCCAAGATGTGCTTGTCATATCTCCATCTGTATCAATTTGTCCTAATGTGTTTAATGATGATAATTCAGGTGTAGATACTAATAATGTGGCAGTAAACCAATTATCACCTTTTCCGTATGAGAATAAAGCACCACCATCTGTAGTTGCTACTCTGTCCTCTGGTCTACCGATATGAAGATTAAGATTAGTTAGAAGAATATAATTATCAGCACCTACTTCTAATGTGAGTTCAGAGGCATTTACTATTTCAGTAATTTCACCAAGATTAGCCATATAGTGATTATCTTAATTATTGTGATAATAGAAGTAATTAAACTCTCACAACAACTTTGAAGCGTATTATTCTACCCTTTACCGTATCACCCTTAAACATGGCTGGTAGGTCCATTATCTGTATTACACTAGATGATTCTGCTAGTCTTGTGGATTCTGCTCCACCAGGAGTTCTTAGGTCATAGTTGGTCTCTAGTTGATTGATTATATTTTTAGTAAAGTCATCAATATCTTCTTCTGTCTTTGGTCCATCTTTTGCTTCCACTACAAACATTATTTTAACTCTGAAATCATACTCATGTCCTTGTGCTACATTATTAGATACTATTGCAATATCAGATATGTTAGCCACTAGGTCATCTGATGTCACCCAGAGTCGTGGAAGTGGTGGTTGATTTATCCCTTTACTCGTAGGAGAACCAGCTTCAATCTTTCTAAATTTGGTCTTATCACTAGGAGTGCTATCCCATAGATTAGTTGTATCATCTTTTAGTATCTCCACTATTCTCTGTTTTATCCCAAAGAAATCTATGCTGGTCAAAGAAGTGCTTCACCGATAGTGATGTTCTTGATTTGGCTGTAGAAAATATTTCCACCACCGTAAGCATACTTTGCCTGTATCTTCCATATTCCAGGGTTTTCACTAAATATTGCAGAGGCAGTTGTGAATGACCAGATTCCATCTGTGCCACCATCTACATTAGTTGCTGTTGCTGTATGAGTTGTTACTACTCCATCTGGGTCCCTTAGGTAGATAGTAATGCTAGATAGGTCATTAATGTCTATAACTGTGTCTGTTCCGTTTGTTCTTGTCTTGGCTGTGCCTTTTATTATAGTCCCTACATCTTCACTTGATATTGTAATTACTGTTCCATTAGCCATTAATCATCATCTATTATTTTTAAAATCCCAGAATTAAGAGAATCAATAACAATTAGATTATCTACATCTATTGAGGATATTGATAACATATCATTGACGTTCTTGTTAGTAGTTGAAGTGAATACACCTACATTATTTGCTGTAAATACCACTCTAATCTTGTTGATTAGTTCTGTGATTCCAAGTGTGTCAAGTGCCTCTTTGACTATTCCAGTAACAATATTTAGTGAGTCTGTAAGTTGAATGGTATCATTTATTACTTTACTGAATCCTCTAATCTTATTGTTTACAGATGTTATGCCAACTGTAGATGTTAGATTTCTCAATAGGGTAAATACTCTGTTATTAGATTCTGTTATACCAACTGTTCTTGTAAAGTTTCTGATGAGTGAGCCTAACCTATTACTACTCTCTGTGATTCCTACTGTGTCTGCAAAGTTTCTAATCTGAGCTCGTAATCTGTTAAATGACTCTACAAGTAGGACAGTATCTACTACATTCTTGACAGGTCCCAAGTATTTCTGAGAAGCTTCTGTTATGTCTACTATTGCATTTTGTATTTTTACTATTAATAATTGGTCTATCTGGTAGAATCCTAATCCATCTTCATTGAGATAACTGCCAGTTCCATCTTCAAGTGCATATACATTGACATCTGTAAGTAGTTTGTTTATGGTTGATTCTACTGCTACAATAAACTGTGTTGCTACTTTGAAGAATCCTGTTGCATAATTCTCAAGCGTGGTTAGTCCTATTGTATCTGATATGTTTTTAATTATTATGTTTAGTTTCTCACTTGCTTCTGTTATTCCTACTGTTGATGTAATATTCTTGAATAACTGTGTGATTCTCTCTGAGGCTTCTGTGATACCGATAGTATCTACAACATTCTTTATGACATAGATTAACACATATATTTTCTCTGAGGCTTCCGTAATTCCTACTGTGTCAGCGATATTCTTGAATAGCTGTCCTACTCTCTCTTTACTCTCTGTAACTCCAACTGTCTCATTGATTGTTATTTGTAGAAGGTCTTGGAGATAGTTTCCACTTCCATCTTCTAGGTATAAGTTACCTGAGCCATCTTCCAGTAGGAATTCAAACTCTGATGATGTATTATTAGTAACATCTGATATGCCAATGGTATCTGTGTTAACGGTTTTTGAGAATGTTCTATCTCTATTAGATGTTCCAATTATTCCAACTATATCTAATACATTTCTAACCTGGGTCCTTAACCTGTTGAATGTATCAGTAATACCAACTGTATCGTTAGCAGTTCGTGATAGTCCAATATTATGATTATCAGATTCAGTTAAGCCAACAGTATCAGATAGATTCCTTATTTGACTTCGAAGTCTATTAAATGACTCTGTAATACCAACTGTATCAGCAAGGTTTCTTATCTGACTTCTTAGTCTATTCTTAGATTCAGTTAGTCCAACTATGTCATTAATCTCTACCTTTAATGCTCTTACACGATTGACAGTTTCAGATAAATCTACTGTATCTGCACTATGATAGATAGGCACATCTTGTTCGTAATATCCTAAGCCACTCTCTAATTTTATGGCACCTGTTCCATCTTCAATTAGATATAGGTCAAACTCTGGGACTTTAGATTCTGTTATCTGTACGGTATCATTAACTACCTTAGTTGGTATATCCTGTCTATATCCACCTGAACTATCTTCTAATATATAATTCCCTGAGCCATCTTCCAGGAGAAACTGAAAGCTCAAGTGTGTTCAATTAGTCTTTCAGAGCGAAGTGTATGTTTATGAGCACATGGTTCATTACCTTTTTGTGATTCAATATATTTTACAAAGGGTATTTTATCCATCTGTCTCTGTTTATTTCGTATAGTAAATTTATTAATCAACATCATACTTTGATATACAAAGCATAGTTTAGGGTCTCCAGAATTTCTTACATCTGGGTTATAGTCAGATATAACATTATGATTCTCATTATGAATAATCATACTTTTACCTGTGTAATAATGTAAATCTCTAGTTGATGGAAACATTCTTGGAGTGAGTAATGAAATATCAGAATAATGAGCATTACAATTAATTAGACCTATATTTTGTTCATATTTTATCCACTCTACTAAATCTTTCTTTAACCAAGAATTCTGTCTACCTGATAAATGATGAAATATTTCATCACCATCTTTTACAATATTATAATATGGTTTATCACCAAATAACTCTTTAATTCGTTTAATTTGATAGTTTCTCTTTATTGGTTCTGATTCCCATATTTTATTTTCTGGGTGTTTTTCATAGATTACCTTAACTCCTATCTTCTCTGCTCTATCCCTGAAATTATTAATTATCTCTATAGTGTTGTCATTTGATTGATACCCACCATCATAATTCTTCCATGCTCCATCTAGGATATGAATTATATCTAAATCATTAATTTTTAAATCATCATATAGAACTTCCTCAAAGAATTGCTCCTCATTGTATATACAATGAGAGATTATAATTTGCATTGAATCTTTTGGCACTATGAATTTTTCTTTAACAATTTCTAAATTATAATTGCCTTGTGAATGTAATACTTCATCTTTGAGTTTCTCATCTATTGTCTTTAATCTTTTATTCATGGGAAAATATCCACACCTATAATTCTCTCACTTCTTAAAGTATGTTTATTTCCTTGTTTATCTGTATAATGTTGAAGATTAATCCAATTTCTACATTCATCACAGTAACGCATTTTATCTTGTGAATCAACAATGTCTCTTACATTACCATTGAACTCGTCTGCCCTTAACTTGGCTACCTCACATCTGTCACATAGGTAATGATCCCCCTGATTTATTCCCTCATAGTATGATTGCATGACTAATCAGTTCCCAATGCTGAGAGATTAGATGATGTATCAAAGTCAAAACTTGCTACGTCATTATTAATATCTATTCTTGTAATATCTGCGTCTGGACTAGGAACAAATTTGCCAACAAATCCCTCTCTAATCGGTGCTGTGCCTGCACCTGCTGCTCCATAATACACATGAAAATAAATACCTAGTTTTTCCTCTCCTGAAATAGAACATAAATAAATTATTTTAAATTCATCGTCATTTTGGTTGTCGTGAAACCATGTAGCCTGACTTGTGTAAGTTGCGTCTGCTGCTCCATTGTTTGATGATCTTTGAGCATATACAGAATTTGTATTATTATTGAAAGTTTCATTACCTCTACCACTTCCTGCCCCTGTGACTAATCCATGAAATAGAAATTGATTAAACTTCTTTGCTGTTAAATCTGTAATGTCCAAATCATCCCCTGCTGAACCTAATGTTGTAGGAGTTCCGTTCTTAGCCCAAGCCATTAGTTTATCACTCCTAGTTTTTGTCCATGTACTTCGTAATGATGCATATCACATAGAGTTATTCCATTATTCATATTAAGAGCTAATTGAGGAATATATTTTTGATATAAGATATGGTGTGATTGTGTACCGTTGTTACCACATACCTGACATTTATTATTATCCCTCTTTCGTATAGTCTTTGACCATGATATTAAAGCGTGTTTTAACTCATATCCTGACATATTGAATATTGAACCTAATTTAGTTAGTCTTTTTAATTTACTTTTAAGTTCTACCTCAGGGTGATCTTTTCTATACTGTTTCATATATGATTTTCTTCCTCTCATTTTTTCCTTATTTTGTAAGTATCCTTTTCTATAGTAGTAGTCTAAAGCATATTTTCTGACCTTATCTTTATTTTCTCTTACCCATTTTTTCTGATATTCTGTAGTCAACTTAATCACTCCCATACACTTTGAGAATTGAGTTAGTGCCGAAATTAGTTCCACCTGCATTATATATCTGAAAGTCTGTTATCTGGTTAGTAGTGTCTGTCCATTTTGCTACACCCTCACCTCTATCAGGTGCTCCGCCTGCTCCTACTGTATTTATTGAACAATAATTCCATATCATTAATTTTTCATTAGAAGCATTGTTTACAATAAAGAAATTAAAAAATGTAGAACCATTAGGAACACCACCCTCTACATATATACCATCTGCATTTATTGATGTTGCATCTGCTCCCCCGTTCTCACTTCTACGTCTTGCATAGTTAGTGCCTGTGTCTATTGTGCCTGCATTTCCTACCCTGAATCTTGGTGTAACTGCTACTGATTTATCTGCGAATCCTTGAATCCACAAATATTTTTTTGGTGTAAATGTATTTGTGGTTAATGTTGTTGCAGCTCCACCTGATAAATCTACTGAATCTAATTCTTCCCAGAAATTACTAGTATGAGTATCTGCTGGATCCCAACCTAATACTACTAATTCTGCTCCTATTGGAAAATTTCCTCCTGTATTTACTATTGTCATTTGGTCTATTGGATTAGAAGTTTGGGCGTGTTTTCCTATTGCCTCTGTTCTACTAGGAGCTGTGCCACTCCCTGCTGTTTGTTGTCTAATTGTCCATGATTGAAATAATTTTTCTTTAGTTGCTAGATTCGCTACATACCCTACACTAAATCTTGCATTTGTTCCCCCTGCATTAGCATTTATAGATATTTTGTTTTGACTTGCATTTGAAGATTCTGAACCATCATCTGAACGTCTTTGTGCATAATTAGTTCCAGAATCATTATTAAATCTAATATGATTATCAATGTTAGCAGCATAATTATTTAAAATCATATAATATCTTTTATCTGATAATGAGGAAACATCTATTGTTGATGTTGCACTTCCTAACGTAGTTCTTCCAAGTTCTACCCATCCACCTACTCCTGCTGCGGCAAATCTATATGGATTAGTAATGAATGGATTTTGATTAGGCTCTATTGATTTAATGCCTATTGGATTGTTTAATCCTTGCATTTTATTTCACTAAGTTTGGTACCCTATAAGATAAATTTTAAGTCCTGCTCCGACTCCACCTGAATCAACTGTATCAATGTCTATGGTAATTTCAGAATCATCTGCTAGTGCTGAATCAGATATTACTGCGGCAGTTGCGGCAGTTGTACTTGTCTTTTCGGTGGCGTCAATGGTTAGTTTGGTTGATAGAATAGTGGTTGCTGATTCGTTAATGTCAACTGTGATTACTGAACCTGTTCCTGCTGTTGTTACTGAGGCTCGTACTGCTGTAAGTGTAAATCCATAAGGCATACGAAATACACCTGCTGATGTTCCTGCTGTAAGTGCTGTTGTTTCATCTGATACTGCCATGATTAAGGCTTCTGTTTTTGCGGCTGGTGCAACCATTGATAGTAATACTTTATCTGCTCCTATTGTTGTGGCTACTGCTCCTTCCACTGTTGTTATATCTCCTGTAAGATTTGGCATATTTGCGTCAGGAAGAATACCTGAGGCTTGAGCCATTGGAATTACAGTACAGCCACTTAATATTCCACTTGCTGGTGTTCCAAGTGCTGGGGTTGTTAAAGTAGGTGAAGTTAATGTTTTGTTAGTTAAAGTTTCTGTTCCTGCTAGACTGGCTAGTTGAAAGTCTGTACCTGCATCATCAGTAAACCATAATTGATTTGGTGTTGCTGTTTTTACCCACATCTGACCATCTCCTGCTACATCTGCATTGGCAGCGGCTTGTTCGGTCATGGATATGGTTCCCATACCTGTTTGGTCAAAGCCTGAGCCAGTTAATGTGCCACCTAAGTCTGGAGTTGTATCTTCTACTATGTTAGCTAATGCTGAGATATTAGCGTTGATAAAGGCTAATACTTGTGTCATTGTTGCCTTTCTTGAAGCTGGTGTGACACCAGGGTCGTCAACTATTGCTATAAGGTCCTCTCCTGCTACTGAGGCTATTGCACCTAGAGCAGAAATCTTAACATCAGCCATTAGTTAACCCTCGTTAATATGGTATTGATTCTTTCAGCGTGAAAAATTTTAGCGTCTATGCCACCATGAGATTTAGAAGGTGTATGATTAAGACGATTTAACATCTCAAACATGGCTCTAAGGCTCATTGGTTTTCGAAAGCGTGATTTACGAATACCTTTAAGGTGTCAGAGCTTGTCTTAGCAAATGAAGTAAATGAAAAGACTGATAATAGCTTTGTTGCTGATACTGGACTAGAGTTGTTATGAATACAGCCTTGTTCTACGTCTGTATCATTCCAGGCTGCGGCTGCGTAATTAACTGCGTAACTTACTGCGTCAGTTGCGTCTCCTGTGTTGTCTGTATCTCCTGTATCATTAGTTTTAGGATAACCTGATGTGAATGTTTGAATACTTCCTGATATGCTTGAAGCACCTGATACATCATACTCGTTATATGTATCACCTTCTGCTTCTGTATATGCTGTGGTTCCCATATCAAAACTACCACTTGCAAAGTTTTCATTAGTTGCTGGTGTCTCTCCTGCTCCTTGTTTTGCATAGAAAATCTCACCATCATTGGTTACTAGATTGTGTGTATAGTCAAATTCTTTAATCATGTCGATTGTTCCAGATGGGCTTACTTCTGGGAATGATAAAACCCTAATAACGTTGTCTGCTCTTGCTTGTTCTGACAGGTATCTTGTACTGTCAGCCCAGGTTTGAAAAGATTCTGTTTTGGCTTCATTGATTCTATTAGTTAGATTCCATGAGTTTGGTAATTGAAACATTCTGTATTAACTCACAATTTGAGTATAAAGAGAATTAATATTTACCATAGCCTATAGACATCTTCTTGTCTATATCTATCGTTGAATCGTTGAACATCATAGGATAATCCCTCAATACTTCTCTCCTCTATAATTCCATTAATGGTATCTGTGAACATTTCTTTCCAAAACTTGGCTGTTTCATTGTCTCCACGTTTACCTCTGAATAATGAGCATACATAGTAGTTAGCTGCCATTTGTACGTCTGCCAGAATACTTGGGACCTTTAATGGTATTCTTTCATCATGCTGTTTTAGGATATTATCGATATGTTGGTTGGAAACCTCTCCAAATGAGTTTAATAGTTCATCATCTACCGTATCAGTCACATCTATGTTGAGTAACTGCTTACACTTGTTAATTCCGAAGAAATTACTAGCCATTACTATTCATTTGTGTCTAAAATAAAGAGAAATAATAAAAAAAGAGATTAATGTTGAATGGTTATAGATTCAACGAATTTGTTTTTTAGAGTTGCTTCCTCATAAGATTCAGCACCATAGAAATTTTCTTTGAGTTTTCTAAGTAATTTACCACCACCACAGATAGGTGTAGATTTTACTTTTTCCTCAAGAATTTCTATTAGGAAAAGTAACTCACGTTCTTCGAGTTTTCCCCAATACTCTATTCCATAGTCTTTTGACATAATTCTATTACGTTGAATGATAATATAAATTTTAACTCAGTTTTTATTGACTAAATGGTTAAAAAAAGTTAGCTAAAGATAAAAAAATAAAAAAAAAGAGAATTAAGCTTAATCGGTTGTACTGATTCTTACAATAGATGTAGAATCAATGACACCTGCTTTAGTTCTCCATGTTGTGTTTACTCTCACTTGGTTATCTTCACCAACTTCGTGCATTTTAACAGTTACATCACGTTTAATGCCGATACCGTATGAATGTTTTGGGACACACATATAGGCGTTTACTGCATTGTTTGTGGTGTTGTTTTTATGCTCGACAGCGTTGGTAACAATTAATTGAACTCCCATAAATTGCTCTAATTCAGCTTTAAGCCAAATGTCAGGAGCACTTCTGGTTGCCAATGATGTTACGTTACTGCTGGTGATAAGTTCTCTCCATTGTTGTGGGTCTAAGAAGCAAATCGGTTTGATTCCACCTCTAAGATATCCTTGATTTTCAAGATATTCTCTACCAACTGCAATACCTGTTTCATCTAGTGCCATTGAGGCTACATCAGATGATGTAATGGTTGCACCTGTATCTCCTCTAATCCAGAGTCCTGGAGTTAAAGTTCCCTCTGCTGAAATGGTATCTAACATATCAGTTGCAACAAAATCTTCGTATGAGGCTGCACTTCCTTCGACTATTGCTTGTAGCAAGTCAAAAGGTGAGTTTTCAATTTCATCAAAGTCACCTACTAAGTAAACACCTGTGATAGTGCTTGGAGTAACTTCAACGCTAGTGAAAGTTTGTACTGCTTCTGAAGGGGTTGTTCCAACGGTTTGTGAACCATTAGCTGGGATAGAAGTCTTGAAGAATCTTGCTCTATCCATACCTGCTTCAATGCGTTTAGTCTTTGCAAACTGGAATACAGGTTTGAAAGAAATTCCACCAGGTACAATAGCAACATCAGTGTCTAGGTCCTGTGTTGCGTGAGTTCCTGAAATAGAAACAGCTTCTTTGAGTTGTAGTGGTGAGTCTCTGAAAGATTCAGTTACTGCACCTTGTCTATCTCGGGTTTGTTTGGTGTTAATGCTTCTTAGAGATTCTAAGGAGATATCAAACTCAAACTTACCGAATTTTCTCAAAGATGGTGCCATCTGTTCAGCTACTTGATTCCAGGTCTTATGACCGTCATCTAAGCCAACTTGTGCAGATGGTTTCTTTTCTGAAAGAGCCTTAATGGATTGTTCAATGGCGGCTAGTCTCTTGTTCTCTGTTGAAATAGATGTATTTGTTTTACCAATATCACCTGTTTTATCAGAGCCATTTGGTTCACATACACCAGAGTCAGCGTTTAGGCTGTGTCCTTCTGGGCATTGTGTTCCCTCAACTTCTTGGCTTCCACCAACATCAGCTCCAGATGAAGCTACGTCAGGTTGTGCGTCAGTAGTTTTTGGGTCTCCAAATGCAGATTCTTTAGCTACACATTTTCCTTGTGAGACGTCGAAAGCTTGTCCTTCTGGACATTCTTCGTTTTCTGATTTTTTACAATCGCAAGGCATAACTAATTCTTTAAATAGTGTCTATCTAAGAACTAACAATCATGGAGTGTTTTAATTTCTCTGTTGAAGAAGGCACCCTTACTACTTGCTCCCTCAAATGAATCAAACAGCCTCTCTGATACGTTACAGAAATGATACTTGTTACCGTTTAACAGCATTTCCATTTCTCTTGACTCTCTATCCCATATTACATTACCAATAAATGATGATGAATGTGTAAATGACTTGAACTCTGGATTGCCTACTGTGTCTGATTTTTGACCACTATTGGTAGAATCTTCCATTAAATAATGCTCTACTTCTTCCCAATGCTCGTCTAATGTCTCTACAAACTCAAAGCCTCTTGGGACCTGTGCAACTTTCTTTTTCTTTTTAATATCTGCTCTTGCTTGTGGTCCTGATAACGTTACTACTTCGTTTTTTTTTCGTGTAACTTACCACAGTCATTACATTCTTCTACACCCAAGTGGTCATAGATTTTCTGTTTGAAATTAGAGAAATCATTGATAAAGTCTGTATGTTCTATACCTGCTTTTTCTGCTGCCTCATGTTCTAACTCATGATGGCTACATTCCTCGATATATTTCTCCATCACATTTACTGTTGTTTCTGGCACACCAGGTGTTTCTGTGAGTGCCAGACCTACAGGTTGAAGTCCATAGGGCATAGAGAAACAATCTCCTGGTCCATTACATATCTCTCTTAAATCAGTTGGATTAGCCTCTATACTTGTAAATAATGTCTTGTTCTTTGCAAGACTAGCGGCACCTTCATTGGTTATCTCGCCTTCATAATATACTGTCTCTAAGCTTGAGTTATAGTGAAATGTTGCTGTACCAATTACCTGTCCTGGATTATGCTCCCAGTTCAATGGAACCTCTACACCGTCAAATCTCTCCAGTTCGGCTTTAGTGTATAGATTGTTATTTCTACTAATTCTTGGAATTAATGCCACACCAGATATTTTGGCTGTTTCATTCACTTTAGTATAAGCTTCTAGTTTCAATGTTACTTTTCTATTTAAAATGATAAAAAGAAATAATAGGCACATGATGTATCTACATTCTTTATGCCTACGAACTAGAACGTGATTATATTATGTAATTAGAAATAAAGAGTATTAAGTTTCAGGGTAGAATTTACTTATACATTCATCACATTCCTGCCAAGGATTATTGTATTTTCTTTTACATCTAGAGCAATACATATTTTCCTTGTTCTTTATTCCATTTTATCCAGTCAGGTAGGTCAGATGATTCGTTGTGATTTCTCTTGCCACATTTAGAGCATTGGGATAATTCTTTGTTTGAGATATAGAAATGCTTACAGTCACAGTGAACTAGGATTTGTCTAGTCAATTTCTATTTTTCCTAATTTGACTTTTAATTTTTCAAGTTTATCATATCCAAAATCAAATTTTATACTTGATACTATTGGTTGTGGTGTATAAGATAGCATTTCTTTTATCATTTTTAACTCGTCATTTGTAAAACTAATTCTGGTCATTAGTTCTCAAACTCCTTGATAATATCTGGAATTATTATTGTATTGTATATTTCTATACTTCCAAATGAATACATACCTTCCCTTCGTTTCTTAATAGAGCCAGAAATCATCATATCATATCTGATTGTTCTGGTTATTTCTTTAATGCTATCTGCTGTCCAATATTGGTCTGCTTGTGAGGAAGCAGGATAGAAGGCTATGTATTTTTTGATTTGTTTTGTTGTATTCATGTTATATTATAACATATACTTCAATATATATCCATCTATTTGACTAAAATTGACTAAATGAGTAAAAATAGCTGACCTCAATGAGGAGATTTTCAACTCCTGGCACCCTCACGGTATGCGTCTTGGTCAAACTACTTGGGTGAGGCTGGTTCACCCGATAGTATCAATATAACCAACATCAATTTAAATGCTTTTAACTGCCTTGCACACCTGACATTCTGCTATGTTATTCCCTATCATCTTCATCTGGGCTGAATCACAATTACTACAAAATACCTTACTTACTCTATACTTCGGCATATATTCCACAATGATTAACAGTAGTCCCAGAACCACCTGTGGCTCTCATGTTGATTAAATCTCCTGGTTTTAACATAATATGAATTTCATCAGCTAAATCTAACTGATTACTTTTTGTAAAATCTACCCAATTACTGCCACCATCAAAGGTCATTTCTATTGATGAATTATTATTGATTGAAATATTAAAATGACAATGTTTAGGCTTTAGATACACTTGAAGGTCAGTTGTGAACCATTCTTCATTTTGTGTCTTTACTCCAGTTGTTTCTCCAACTAATTCATAATGGGTCATAGTAATTCCTTAATGATTTCAAATAAAGTGAATCCTATTCCCATAAGTGCAATTACAAAGTAGAATTTCTTATCCTTTGCATTTTGTTTACTCTCTATCTCATTAAAATGATTATCAAGATTGACCTCTACCTTTGTCATTCTGTCACATAGGTCCGTAACTTTGTCATTGATGTTGTCCAAGTTGTCTAGGATTCGTTTGGTCAAATCGTCAAAGTCTACTGGCATTGACAGCCACGCTTCGTACATAGTGAGTGTTGTGATTCCTTACACATCTTGCATTTCCTTACTGTCTTGGCTTTAACGTTGGCAATTTCGTTCATGGTGTTGATGTGTTCTGTTTTGATGTCTTTTGCGTTTTTAGCTACAGTTGATTGTAAATCCTGGTTAGCCTGTATCTCATCATCATCTGGTAGTTCCATACCTGTGTTGGTTCTGAACCATTCCCTGCCTTCACTCTTTGTCATGAGTCCTGAATCTACCAAATCCTTAATCTGATTAACTTCTAACTCTACAACATTTTGTGTAGTGAATCCAATGAATAGGTCTACTTCATCTGGGTCAAATCCGTTCTGGATTAGTATGGTATCAAATAGTTCGTTCTTTAATTTGTTAGCTAAATATCTCTGATAACCTCTGACTCTTTTCATTACAATATTATCTGTTGTCTCTGATGAAGCTCTGCTGGTGAAATCACCTGTCATTATATCGTGTGGGAATTGTGTACCCAACTCAAATGTTTTCTCTATATGGGTGATGTAATCTGTGTACTTGCTATTCCCTGATGTCTCAAAGAATTCAATCTCTGGTTTAATCTTCTGTACCCTCTTATCACCTGGCTTGTATCGTTGCCATCTTGTTGCTTCCTTCTCTAGATATGTATCACTTGCACCAGGATAGGTGATAGTTGTGATAGGATAAGCATTGTTTAGTATGATTGCACCCATAGCATCTTCAATACCCCACATGATTTCTATTAGTGGTGCAGTTGTACGATTCCCTACTGTTCTTGGTATGGCTAATGAATAGAATAATGACTTACCCCAGGGTTGCCTGGAATAATTGGTTAAGTTGAATTCAATAAATTTACCTAGTTTACCTTCACCTAGTTTATCTGTCTGACCGTTCTGGGTCCTATGTTCATAATATTCTAATGCTCCTGCTATATCTCTTTTCTTGGCTATGATGGTTGCCATGTCTACCTCTAACACATCTTGAGTATCATTCTCATCTAACTTTTCCAATATACCATTACCTGTGATTAGTACGGTTGTAACGAGTGATTCAAATTTATCATAAAAGTTTGTGCTTCTAATCCATTCTTCAATTAATGTCTTGGCTTCTTCATTCTCTGAATTTACTGTCATTTCTGTGCCAGTAATTAATTCTGAATAAGATGATACTGCTATCTGAATCTGTGGTGTTCTGTCGTGATATTTTAGTAACCTCTCAAATGTTACCTGTACTGGCTGCTCTCTTGAGAAATCACTTCTTACAATCTTGGCTAGTGGCACCTTATTAGCTTCTGATAGTATTGGGATAGCCTCATGAACTGGACCACCTATTGCATTAGTTTTAGGTATTATCAAGATGATGGTCCTTCAAGGATAAGTAACTCTTGTCTGTTAAGTGTCGATTCCTGGACACCTGTCTTTGACAATTCTAGTTTAATATTGTAGATATTTGGTGGTGGCATTTCATTCTCATTAACTGCATACTCGAATGTTCCACCTGTGGCAGAACTAATTGTTGCTGTCTTTCCGAAATAATCACCCCATCTATAATTTTTATATAATCTTATTTTGAGTGTATATCCTGTTAGGTTTTTCTTTTTAGTGTATTGTTGGTTAGTGTATATTGTGCCTGTTAGTTTGTTTTCAGAACTAAAATCGTCACGGTACCATTTGGGTTGGTCCATAACTAAGTACAATCCATAAGCCAATTTACATTTTTTTCTCTCTCATTAATAAAGAGAAATAATAGACGATTATTCAGGGATAGGTAAGCCACCAACTCTCCTAAACCACGATTGAATCTGGCGTGTGGTGTAGTGTAATTTGGTTACATCTGAGAAATCTTTAGCCTTTTTTAGTTCCTTTTGCTTAATCTTAATATCCTTGAGTATTCCCTCTATTGACTCTACAAATAATCCCATTAACTCCTCATGGGTTTGTGGTCGTTTATTCATGTGTTATTATCCAACCTTCTCTTTTAAATAGTTTACCTCTAAACTCAAAGCAAATAGGACAAACATGATGTGATTTGGTCATGTAACATCATTCATTTTCTTACTTGCATAAGTAGTAAGTACATCAGGGAACCAGGCATGAATGAATAGTGCCACACTCATACTCATGGCTCTCCACCAATGAGTCTTATATCCCATGCAGTTATACTTTAGATGTTTAAACACAGTCCTCACACTTTTCATCTATACATACAGGGTTATGATTGCCATCTCTTGTTGGGTGTTTCGAGTGCCTTCTTCGTATGGTTCTGGTCATTATCTTTCTAACAGCTTCCAGGAATTAATGATGTAATAGTGCATAAAACAACAGTAGACATATTCTTTCTCACA